TCCCCGATAACGCAGTCGCTACAGAACTGAAGGTTGAGACCCTCACCGGCTGCGAGCGTTGATGCAATCAGGATGCGGCAGCCCGGATCGTTCCGGAACCGCTCGACGTTATTCGCTCGGGTCGTAACGTCCATGCTGCTGAGAATCTGAGCAGGCTCGCCATACCCACCGTTCTTCATGGTCTCGGACAGCTTCGCCATGAGCATCTGCTGCACCTTCTCGTGATGAAAGAAGATGGTCAGCTTGCGGTCCGTGCTGAGAAGGAACTCCTCAGCGTAGTCCACAATGGCTTGCGCCTTCGCGATGCCAATCACGTGCCTCATCTGGGAGAAGTATCCGAGGATGTTCGCGCTCCCCCAGTTCGGCTCCTCGTCAAGCCCGTCCATGTAGTTGAGGAACTCCGCGACGATGGCCTCGTATGACTTCTTCAGTCCCTCTTCCATCTCCACCTTGTGGAAGGTTCTGAAGATGGGCGGCAGGTCTGGCAGAACATCCTCACGTTTATACCTGATAATCCAGCCCTTGGTCTTGGCCTCGAACATCTCAGGGTATCGGAGGCCGTGCGCCTTGTAGCCGTCCCACACCACATCTTCTCTCAGGAACTTGGCCTGTGAGGGGAACTGCTCAGGGTTGATGAAGTTCAAGATGGGGAAGTATTCACCGGCGTTGTTCTTGATGGGCGTTCCGCTCAGTCCGAGCCGATGCGGCACCTTGGAGAACATCTTCCTGATGGCCTTCGTCCGCTGTGAGGTGTCGTTCTTCATGAGCTGGCACTCGTCGATGGTGACACTCTTGAATCGCGAGCAGATTTCCTCGCCCCAATTCAGGGCGCGCACCATGTCGATGGACACGATGAACACCTTGAAGTAATCGAAGTATGGCTTCTCTTTCGAGGAGTAGATGACCTGCGCTGGGAGTCCAGTCCACCTATAGGTCTCAGCCATCCACTGCAAGCGAAGGCCGCTCTTGACAATCTTCAGAGCCGGGAGCATCTCCTCTTTGTTCCGAAGCATGAGCGCCTGGTCGATGACCGTCTTGCCCAACCCCATCTCATGGGCGATGATGCCCTGGCCGCCAGCCTTCTCGACGAACTCAACCGTCTTGATCTGGAAGTCGAACAGCGCGCGTCCGTCCTCTGAGACAATCTCCGCAGCGTCAACCGGGGCCATGATGTCGCGGGTGATGGTGTGCCCGCATTCGAGCTCGATGCAGAGCACAGTCCCGAACTCACTCGTGGACTTCTGCACCGCCATTTTACCGCAGCTCGGACACTTTCTTCTAACAATCGTGAATGCCATTGGCGTCAGCCTCTCTCAATTCCGTTATTCATGAGCAGGTCCGCGTATTCAAACGCAGCCCGAACCTTGTCTACCTTGAGACCCCCTGAGTCAATCATCTTGCTCAGGAGGTAAGTCGCGATGATGAGCCGTTGTTCCTCGCGCGTGAGGGCTTTGAGCGGCTCGCTAATTGTTCGTGTGCTGAACACTTTGCGCGCTCACTTTCCCGTCAGTTGGAACTGACTGATGATGGCCGTGAGGTTTTCGGGGACGGGTGAGCCGGAATCGGTCAACGTCTTGCGAATCGTCGCCTCATCCATCTTCAGTCTGACGAGCTGTTTGATACCAGCTTCCATCTTCGTGAGTGCCTGCTTCTCAGCTCTGGCCGGTGATGCCGCAGACTTGGCCGCGCCCTTTTCTCGACGTGGGACGTAGAACGCTGAGTCAGCTTCCTTGAGCTTCTTCCGAACCTTCTCATCTTCGAGCTGAACCTTACCCTCATACGTTATGCGGGCAGCCCACTTCTGGACTTTAATCATCTCGATCTTCTCATCCATTCCGTGGATGATCTTCTGGAGGTCTTCAGCCGTTAGGTCTTTCACCTGAGTGATGGTCCCGTTGAAGAGATCCTTGTATTTCTCGGTGAGCTGGTCGAGCGCCCGATGCTCTGGCATGATGGGCGAGATTCTGATCGGGGCTTCAACTTCCTGATACGGAATCTCGGGACGCTGCGGGCTGAGAGGTTCCGGTCGATCCGGGGTCTTGTAAGTCGCGGGTGGCTTCTCGTCAGCTCGCGGCTTCGGGATGATGTTCAGTTCTGAGGCTGGTGTGTCTGTGAAGCTAGGCTTCTTCGTCGGCTCTGACTCCCAGTTAAGGAAGTCGCTGAGCATGTCTTTCTCTGTCATTCAAGTCTCCAATCAAGGTCTGTTACTACTGGGAGTCGGCCAGGCGCGCACGCTCTTCGTGAAGCTCGATGCTCGTGAGGAGCACCGTCTTAACAGCGTGGGCCGTGGTGTCGAGGATGGATTTGTTCGAGATATCCGACTGGCACGTGGAGTCGCCAGTTGCGATAATCCTATCGCTGTAGTCTCTGAGCTCAACTCGGATGTAATACTTCTTCATTCTTCTCTCCTGTCAAGGATTGTCATTAGGCGGTCGGTGAACCACTCTCAGCAAGAGTAGCTCACCCACCGCCTGTGTGCATGGGGAGTCTTAGTTAGGATGAAATCTTGATACTAAAGACCCCGGCGCGCACACCGTTCCGTTGGGTGCTGAGCAGATTGAATCTCTCAGCCGTTTCTCATTACCATGTCTCGATTACCAACTTCATACCGGGGACTATTCTATTCGGGCCTGCTTTTGGGCAGGGCGCCCGACGTTGCATCGGGCGGCGCGCACGAGTTAGCTTGAGTCCTTTTGGGAGTCAGTAGCAGAACATGAGAGACCTTTTGAGTCTCGTGAGTTATTCAGTTTGGTAAGAACTTTCGAGTGGCGCCAAGTCCTGAGGAGAGGCGCCGACCCGTCGGCCCGGCACGAAGCCCGCCATACGTAGTATACCACACTTGTCAAGTGGTCCCGTAACCCCTTTAGAATCAACAGGTTAGCCCGCTTTGGGTTGCAAAGTAGCCCTTTTCGGGGGAACGCCCTATGTTCGTCGATAGGCTCAAACTATATGATTATTCATTATAAATGTATAAGATTCTATAGAAATGCCTCTTATATTCCCCGCGAAGCGGGCGACCTGCGAATGGCATGCCATGTATAAAAAAGTGTTCACCATACATGGGAGTGCATAAAACACTTATGACCGGGAGTGCTCGGCAATATCTGTGCCTGGAAAAACTGCTAGAAATCTCATAGAAACTTCTTTCATACTACATAGAAAACATATTGAAACTGCGTTCATTTGCAGCGTTTTTATGGGCTAAACCCTTATGGATCAATGAGTTACGGGAAATGGGGGTGGGGGGGTAGTATCGAAAAGCCGGTCCTATGGTGCCCGTTTTATGCAGGAAAATATGCATTTTTATGCTTTGCGTTTTTGTTTCGCTTTTTCTTTTTTTTTATATTTTTTTATATAATATAATGAATAAGAACATTATAAATTACCATAATGTAATCCTGATGATCCAAAAAACCGTATGTGTCACCAAAAGTGGTCAAACCGACCTCGAATTATAAGTGGGGGAGTCCCCCATACGCAAGCAAATTATGCCGTAAGTCCTTTAGGATCAATCACTTGCAGCGATCCCAATATGGTAAACCTATAGGGTTTTAAGGTGTATCCTACGTTGTTTCTATGCGATTCCTACGTAATAATGCAGCGTAAAATAATGGGCATAAGCCATGCCAGGCAGGAATTAATTGTTCGTTGGTGATAGAACAATTCGGGCGCGCGTGCGCCCCTGAGTTCCATAGTAGGGGGTCCAAATTGTTCAGAGGGCATTATAAACTGTTCTAAGGGCAGTCAGGGCAAACGCGCACCGCGCAGGCTCCGCGCCAAAAACCGGCTTGTCAGTGGAAGATCCTGACGAAAACGGAGGATTATAGTGGGGGAGCGCAGCGAAAACAAGTGTTCGCGGCACGAACACTTTAAGCGTCAGTCGAATCGGTGTGTGTTATGGGGAGCTCGAACGCTCAGACGGAGGGATTTGACGGTTGAACGCGCCAGCGTTCAAACATCTCTCAAGTATTTGGTTTGTCAGGGGTGACGACGGAGGGCGACGGAGGGAATGACGGAGGGAGCGCGCCCCAGGTCCAGGCGCAGAGACAAAAAAAGGGCCACCCTCAGAGAGGGCAGCCCAGTCGGTTAGCGTTTGTCGTCGGTTCGGCAGTTGTCGGCCAGAACCCAAACGATCATGATGAGAGTGATCAGGGTGAACACTAGAGATCCTCGCCGTGCCGTTCGACCGTGTGAACGTCGGCCAGAATCTCGCGCTGGCACATCTTCTCGGTCCAGAAAACCATAGGCCGAGCGTGCCAGCCCTTCAGGTTGTGGAGCCGAGCGTAGGTATTGGCGTCGGGCCGAGTCTCGAAAACGCCGTGTAGGCGCGTTCCAGTTTCGGCAGTAATTGTCAGGAGAACGTGAACGATCTTCACAGTGTAAACCTCAGTCAAGAGAAGTGGATACCGGCTCCCCGTTCATAGGGGAGCCGGTATGGTAGGACCGGAACGTGGGTTCCGGCTCCGTGGTTATTCGGTCGGTGGGTTGTCCGCGATGATCTTCCGGGCCTTTGCCTCGGTCATCCCCGGGATCCCCATCAGGCCCTTGATGGCCCGCTCGATTGCCTTTTCCGGGCCTTCGAGCTTCTGGAGCAGCGGGTTGCGAACTTCACCGCGAGCGGTCAAGTCGAACCCGTAATTGAAGCGGGTCAGCACTCCGGCGCCGTCGTCGGTCGCCTTCATGCGGTTGTCCATCAGGAAAAGCGCAGCCTGTGGAGTTTCCGCTTCCAGTCGGACGTAAGACGTGATCGCCGTCTTTTCCGACTTTTTGCCGTTTCCGTCTTCCACTTTCGCGGAAGCAGTCACCGATCCGACCGACGCCGTGAGACCGCCTTCGGTCACCAGAGGACGGAACTTCTCGGGGACGTTCTCCCAAAGCGGAGAATCCGGGGTGATGGCCGTCTTATCGGCGACCAGTTCTCCCGCTGCGTCTTTCCAGCGGAAATCGAAGTCGAATTTCTTCTCGCTCATACTACCTCTTCAGTTGTCAAAGAACGCCGGGAGTCGGTCCCGACCGCCGGTCGCGCGTTTCATTCGCCCGACTTGATTAGTATGGGGCCAGTGGGCGGGGGAGTCAAGCACTATTTGCAGGTTCCGCGAAAAAACTTCCGACGGCATACCGGCTCCGTCCGATAGGACCGGCTCCCCTACTGATGACCGGCTCCCGCCCTATAGGATGCCAAACGCCGACCAGGGCGGACTGTATACAAGCTGTATACACCGAGGCGAAGCCAGAGCGAAAATTGACCGCCCTGCGACTGTAGGTCGCTGGCCTATGCCTAGGCATACCCGGAAGCCGGAAGCCTCTTATAAGGCATCCTGACGCGTTCTAGACGGTGTGCGATACTGGGATTTATCTACAGTTAGCCTGTGGAAATATACTCTAAGTGGAGTATGGTATGAACTCATACTGTGGAGGAGTATCCTGTCGGGGGAGTATATACAGAGGGGGAGTATATACCCCCTCCCAGTATAGGGCACCCCATACTCATACCCCCTACCAGTATCAGCGGGTCCCATACTATACTCCAGGGGGGTGGCAGCCAATACCGACCCGCCTGTCCAAAAACGAAAATGGGTCCCCTATCAAGAGGCATCCATATACCAGGACGTAAAGACAGAACCAAACTCGATACGGCAGAGAACTGTTCACAGCATGAACATTAATTTCCTTAGCAAAACCGGGCTTGACTTCCCGTCGGGGATTTGCTACACTCACGCGTGGGACTTCACGTCCCCATGATTTCCATCGCTCATCGGAACACCGACAACTATAGTAGAGGTCCAAGAGATCGCCATGTTCATTGATCGGAAAGAGGCAACGCGTCGAGTGAACAACTCCACGGGAGTTCTCTCTCGAATCAATCCCTCTACCATCAAACCGTCGAATGGTAACGGGTCCCATCCTCCGGTTAAAGACGCGCACAAGGACACGGAAGAATCCTCGGTCCCATCCATCACGGAAACACCAGAGGAGTTCAGCGAGGGCGCGCTCAAGAGCCTCCTGAACGTGAAGCGCGCACGCGGGCAACATGGGCCTCTGATGTCCACGAAGGACCGCGCAACGCTTGGACTCGCGGGAGTTCTCCTCGGTGGTAGGCGGGCTGGAAACCTCCTCGGTCGTGGACCAGATACCTCACACGAGCTGCGTCATGGTTATCTCTCTCAAGTCAAGAAACAGGCGGGCGAGCAGGATGAGGCTCTCGTCGACGAGCTTGGACTCCAGAAGAAAACAGTCCGTGACCTGGCCTTTGATCGACTCATCTCATCCGTTGGCCTCATTACCCACGAGAAGCTCGAAAAGATTGCTGACGTTACCAAGCTCGCCAAAGTCAGCCGTGATCTTGCTACCGTCGTAGACAAGACCACCCCCAAGGAACAAGCAATCAACAACGGCGTTCACTTCCACATCTGGAAGCCTGAGATGAAGGAAGAGTCTCAATACGAGACCATCAACGTAAATGCACCGCGCTAAATATACTCCACCCGTCGAACCACTCCCGTTTAACAGGAACGTGGAAATCACAATGTCGGACGAGACGCTCTCGGGCACAATCAAGAAGCTGCGTGAAGGTTACGGTTTTATCACGGGAGCTGACGGCAAGGACTACTTCCTCCACTGGACCTCGCTCGCGAAAGAGTCACCGAAGGACTTTCGCCAGCTTGAGGTCGGAGATCGTGTCGAGTTCAAATGGAAGCTCGCGGAAAAGGGACCACGCGCGCTCGACGTGATGGTGCTGGCATAACGTAAGGAGCCTCATATGGTATTGCTGCTAGTTTGGGTGTTAGTCGCTATCCTGGCGCTCTACTGTGTGAGACTCATGCTCCCGATGACGGGGCTTCCTGCAAACGCGCAGACGGTCATCATCATCATTCTCGCAATCATCCTCCTTCTGTGGTTGGTCGCGGGATACGCCCCACAGTCGTGGGTAAGTAGACCAAGATAGGAGAGAACATGGAATTCGTGGACGGAACACTCGCAGGGGCCTGTAGGGTTAAGAAGCTCACGGGGCCGGGCTTCGCCATCGTGGACATGGGGCGCAACGGTGAAGGCAAGGCCTATCACGGCGACCACGTCCTCGAAGTTGAGACGACACGGGAAGCCATCTACGGTGAGAAGGAGTTCGACCTCGAGAAGGCGAAGGCCGACCCACCGGAAGCTCAGAAGATGGTCACTCGTATCTGCCGCTTCGTTCTGTCGGAGGATGCGGCGCGCGCGACGGGCGTGTTCCAGGAAGATGTCGTCGAGCCGCCGAGTGAAGCCATCGATGCAACTGGAGCGACAGCGGGAAACCCCGGCTCGTTCACCCCGAGTGGTGCGACGCCTCCGGTGGACCTCGCCTCGATGGTTGGAATCGTCGCGACCCCGGCCAGCGGATGGCTCGTGGGAGAACACGTGGTGCTCGGCGACGCGTCGCACGCGAGCTGGGACGGAGGCGCGTGGGTCGCTGGTGACGGGGTTGGCATCGCGGCCTTCTCCACTGCATCAAAGGCCAAGAAATCGGGCGTCGTTCAGGACACGTTCTAGGCCATCGAACCGGTCCAAAGACGCGCACGACGAGACGGGATGGAGTTTCCTCCAGGGTTCGCCATCCCGTCTCACTACCAGTAACCGTATAACGTAAGTGAGGTCAGCGTGCGAAACTATCATGTGCTTCTCTCGAACGGCAACGAACGGAACATCAAGGCGAAGTCGATTGAAATTCTCGATGGCTCGCTTCTGTTCTGGAGTGAACTGAGCATCGAAGCGACGGAATCCGAGTCGAGCATCGTTGTCGCATACGCGCCGGGCACCTGGGTCGGCGTGGAGGTCGAGCGACTCGACGACAAGGGCTACCCCGGAGACGACCCGAATCGTCCAACGCCCATCAACTGACATGGAGAACAAGTTCATCGTCGAGGAGTGGCCGGTTGTCACCTTCACGATTCAGAATGGCCCCATCAAGGAAGTCGGCGTCAACGGCTGCCAGATTGATGAAGTCATCGAGTGGGCGAGGAACACAATCGACGGGTTCAACAAGAGCTTCCCCTGTCGTGAGAACTCCCTGGCGATCACGAAGCTCGACGAGGCGCTCCTCTGGCTCCTCAAGCGCAAGATGGACCGAGATGCGCGGGGGGTCGAGGGTTATAACAAGGCATGATTCAGGTCACCTCGAGGGCTGAGAAACTATGGAGTCCTCACCAGGTCCAAGCGGACTTTGTGCAGACTCCGTGGACAGTCTTCGAGGCGATGTTTGGCGGCGCAGCCGGAGGGGGAAAGTCCGAACTTCTATTGATGCTTCCAGTCGTTTACGGGTTTCACGAGATTCCCGGATTTAATGGCATCCTGTTTAGAAGGACTTTCCCTCAACTTGAAGAATCGCTGATACCTCGCTCTCAGGAGTTCTACAAATACCTCGGGGCGACTTATAACGACACGAAGCACTACTGGACGTTTCCATCGGGCGCAGTCGTAAGGTTCTCATATCTCGATAAAGACAAAGACGCGCGCGACCACGACACGGCTGAGTATCA